AATACCCACGTTGCCGCTGGAGTCAATACGCATCCGTTCGGTATTGCTAGTAAACAACTCCATTGCGTCAACATTTGGGTCATACAAAATCTGACCATTTGTGGTAGCGCCAGACTTGCCCATATAGATATAACAGCCGCCCGGAGTCGCCGCCTGAGTTATCAAAGAAAGCGTCGAGCTTTGAGACGTAGATGCGTTCTCAATAATTAACTTGTTCTCAGAGCCGTTGGCCTTGTAAAGGTGCAGCCTATTGCCGGGAGACCCGGTACCAATCCCCACGTTCTGGCTTGCATCCACCAGCATGGCCTGTGTGCCGTTGGTGGCAATGGCTACTTGGTTGGACGTGGGGTAGTAGATGCCCGTGTCGGTATCTGTGCCAGTCACCGCCGGTACGGTGGCGCTGTTGTCTGTGCCATTGAGAATCAATGTCATTGGGTCACCTCATCTGCGGGTTGTGGTGTGTTGCCTTCAGCAAGCCATGCTAGGTATTGCTGGTAGTCAGTGTTAGCTGGGTCAAATGGGATTGAAAACACATCACCATTTGCATTGGTGTATTTAATGTATTCAATCCGCTTATTTGGACGTTGTATGTAAGCAAGTTGGTACATATTTATAACTCCGCAGAAACCGTCATGGGTGTTGATGCACTAGCCGTATCGTAAGAATTAAAAACTGTTGCTGACCCAGAGCCTGAGCTTGTAGTCATAAAAATATTTAATAGCCTATTGTCTGGCGCATAACTCAACGACATTGCTGAAATAGTAAGAACAGTTAAAGAGAAAGAAGTGTCATAACAAACAAGTCTTCCATAACCACTTGGCACGCCCAACGTGGGCGTTGTTCGCATGGGTACTGCCGTGTATAACACCGTTTGAAAGGCTGTGGTGGCATCTCGTGTTCCACCAATGTTGTAGTCAGTGCCTGATGCTAATAAAACATCATAGTATCGCTTACACAACCCCAACTCAGTCCCATACGAACGCACATCAAACGATGTGGCTGTGCTGCCTTTTTCTAGCTGTACGCCTGTGATGTAAAACGTGGCTCCGCTTGTGCCGACTACGCTGGTTGCGCCTGTTGTGCCAAGATAATTAGCAGTAGCCCATGCACCAGCAGTTCCGCTAAATGTGGAACCTGTACCAAGGCTAAAATTTAATTGGATTCCGCGACCATTGGTTGTAAGCCACGTTCCACTTGTGTCGCCAGCAATGGTTATTGTTTTATATTCAAATGTGTTTGCATTTGAAATTGTGTAACTAAATGGGTAAGACCTAGCCTGTCCGTTGTTTTGCAAAGAACCACCAAAAGTTCCTGTTAAAGAACTGCGAACCCAAAATGATAGTGTGACTGTTGCAGCAGATGCTGTTCCCCATGCCAAATCGGTCATATTAAGACCTTCAATGTATTGGGTGATGTCAAAATAATCAGAAGCGCCTACTGAATAGGCAGATGACGATGTAACCAACAAGCTGTTAATAAAACCTGTTGGTGCAGTTGAAGATTGAATAACTGTGTATTTTGATGCTTGTGCCAATAAACCCTGCCAGCGGTCTAAAGTGTATTGTGCATTTGTAGGCGTAACACTTGCCCCAGCATTGCGCTGGTCAATCACCATCGCGCCATTGATGATGCGGTTCTTGAATCCGAAGGTGTTGGGCAGGCTGGCGTAGCCTGTGGATGTGAGCGTACCGGCAAACGTGACGTTCTGGCTTGCATCCACCAGCATGGCCTGTGTGCCGTTGGTAGAGACCGCCCATTGATTTGTAGCGGGGAAATATGGGCCTGTGGATGTACCCGCAGTACCCCCGGTCAATGCCGGGGTGGTGGCGCTGCTGTCTGTGCCGTTGATGATGACCGTCATGCTGGTGTTCCTTCAAGTGCCGCAATACGGGCTGTCAGGGAAGTGATGAGGGCTTGCTGTTCTTGGATGGCTTTGACAAGCATTGGCACAAACACAGAGTATTTAACCTCTTTCGTGACTGTACCTGTTGGGATGCCCCTGCTGTCTGTAACGCCATCTTCTCTTACATATGACTCAAAGGTATAGTCAATATGCTCTTCAATCATGGACGGAAATATTTCCTCCAACTCTTGAGCAACCACACCAAGTTGTTTTGTCTTGGCTTCGTCTGCAATCAGGTTGAAGTTGCGTATTTTGACGCGCATCAGGTCATCTAACTTAGGCGTTGCGTCAGCAATGTTTTCCTTTAGTTTTGCGTCAGACAAGGAGCCATAACTGTTGTTTGAGTTCTGCACGTTGCCGTTGGAATTAACCGCAAATGTGCGAGAGCCACCACCACTACCACCTTCAAATGTGTAGCCGCCGGGATTGATTGCCACAACGCACCCTTGGCGGTTTGAGCCAAACTTAAAATTAGCATTGTCAACCCAAGAAGTTGGATTTACGCCGTCCGAACCGCAAACAATAGATGAGCCGTCAGAATACCCAGCAGCATCACCAAAATTGACACGAGTAGTAACAAACCCACTTCCAGCAACGGTCATCTGAAAAGCAGTATTTGGCGTAGTTGTCGCAACGCCCACAATGCCGCCAGTAGTTATGGTTAGTCTGTTTGTTACCCCCGGCGTAAAGTCCCAAATGTTGAAACTTCCATCAGATGCTTGACCAAAAAACCAATCCCTGTCTGTGCCGCCGTACTTGGCATTAAATTGACCATAAACGCCAGAACTAGTTGGGGAATTGGATTCTGCCCTGATAAGCGGCAAAGTTGCACCCGATGCCGATACATGAAATTTTGAACTTGGCGAAGTAGTACCAATCCCCACGTTGCCGCTGGAGTTGATACGCATCCGCTCTGTGCCAGCAGTTAATGCCCTAATAGTGTCAATAGTGCTTGAGCCATCAAGACCACCAAAACTATATTGATTTGAAGCATTTACTCCAGCAACATTTTTTGCATTTCCGCTTGAGTCTTTTTGTTGGATAAAAACATTGTTGGGCAGTAGCAATGTGCCACTTCCAAGCTCTAATTTGGCTGCTGGCGAAGTAGTGCCAATCCCCACGTTCTGGCTTGCATCCACAGTGACCGCAGTCGTTCCTGCTGTTTGCAGGGCAAGGATACCCGAGGCATCTGCGGTCTGGACTAAGCCGCCTGACCCAGAATTTGATGCGTTAAGCGTTGTTGTCATGCTGATGCTCCTACTTTTGCTTCAAGCGCGGTGACTTTGGCGGTGAGTTCTTGGATGGCTGCGGTCAGGGTTGCTACCAAATAAGACACATCTACCATTTGATAAACTGGATTTCCATTTCCATCCACAGCATCTTTTTCCCCAGTAACCGCATCTGGACACACCTCAGCCAATTCGTGTGCAAGAAACCCTTGACCATCAGAGCCATTAGATTTCCATTTCCAAGTAACTGGATTTAATGCAGATATTTTATCTAAACCACCAGTCATGGGCGCAATATCATTTTTTAAGCGATAGTCTGAGCCAGTGTTGTATGTAGTGTTTGAGCCATTTGATGTAATAGAACCCCGCTGGGTTCCGCCTTCTTGAAAGTTAAAATGGTAATAAGTACCGCCATTATTAAATGCTCTACTTGCAAAACAATAATCACCAGCATCTCCTTGGGTAGCAAGGACGCAAACAGTACTACTACCTGTTTTATATGATTCAAACCTTGCGGTTTGGCTGGAACTTGTAGTTCCAATCAGCACGGTGCCGCTGGAAGTAATACGCATCCGTTCTGTGCCAGCAGCCGTATTATTATTTGAAGCAGTATTAAAATCAATCCTTGTTGCCGCAGTCACTTCACCAGCACCGCCGCCTATGTGGACGTTGTTTTCTGTGTTATTGCTTTCCCCGCAAATAAACCCGAAAGGCAGGTTTGCGTTGGTGTAGTTTCCAACGGTATAGTAGCCGTACTTTGTAGTGGAATTTGTGAAGTTGCTGGAAATGCGCATAACCCCATTGGAAGGAGAGCCAGCGCCAACAATATCCAACCGATACCCCGGTGAACTCGTGCCAATCCCCAAATTGCCGCTTCCGTCAATACGCATCCGTTCGGAAAAAGTAATGACATTTCCTGCTGTTCCAGATGCCGCAGTAGACCACGCATGTGTTCCATTGCCGGTATCTTGAGAATACAAAGTAGCAGGATTGCTGGTTATGTATTTAAACGCATTTGCCGCATATTCATAAACATTAGCACCTACATTTACTGCTCCACTTGACTGTTGCCACATTGCGCCAAAAGTGCTTATTTGCAATGCCTTAACATTATTGCCAGAGTTCCAAGCACTAGGCGTAATACCAATCCCCACGTTCTGACTTGTGTCTACGGTGACCGCCACCGTGCCGTTGTTGGTGGCAAGTTGTAGTGCGCCAGTGGTGTCGGCTGTAGCAACCAGCGCGGTGCTAGATGTGGTTCCTGCGGAAATGCTTGATGCCATGTTCTGTCCTTAGAAGACCAGCCAGCGTTGACCGCTGGAGATTGTGACCGCAATGCCCGACGCTACTGTGACGGGGCCCACACTCATGGCGTTGTAGCCGGTTTGGATGGTGTAGTTGTTGCTGACGGTTGTAGCGTTCACCACTAGGCTGCCGTTGCCTTGGGCAGTGTTAGCGCCAACAATGGTCTGGTCGCTTGCGCCTACATACACCGTGCGGCTGGATGGCTGGGTAACGAATACGTCCTTTGTGCCCGCAGAGAAGCTAACCAAGGAGCCAGAGTTGCTGGAGGACAGCACCGTGGTACGGGAGAGCGTGGTTCCTGACGAGGTGTAGGTTCCGATTCCAACTTCCCACTCAGAGCCAGTCTGGCCTGCAATTGTGTAATACGTTGTATTACCGTTGCCAATAGCAGAGAACGATTGATAGCCGGTTGAAGCTCCAAGGAGCGTGACTGTCCCCGTACCCGTCGTAGTGGTAGTTTCTTTTACCCGGTCTGCAAGTACAAAAGCCATATATTTCCTAACCTGCCGTGTCGATTAAGACCCAATCGCTGATTTCTGACGTATCAATCAGCGCCCAACCTGCGGTCTCAGAATCATCTATATTTTGCCAGTTTGCGTCCTGACTGTCTACGATGGTCGTCCAATAAATCTTGACCACATCTCCTACCTGACCAGCCGCTGAAACCCCAGTCAAAGCAACGGTGATGGACTTGCCAACAGACCCAACTGAACCATAGGCTACATCGCCCGTTGCATCCGCTACCTTACCCGGCACAACCGTGCCTACATTGCCCGCAGCGGAAACCCCAGTCAGCGCAAAAGACTTTGTAACCCCGACGCTTCCTACACTACCTGTGGCTACATCGCCGGTCTCTGGGAAAGACTTGGTTGCCGTTACCGCGCCTACATTGCCCGCAACAGATACTCCGGTCAGAGCTACCGTACTTGATACTGCTACCGAGCCTACGTTTCCTGCTGCCGATACGCCGGTCAGTGCAAAAGACTTAGTTAGGGCTACTGTCCCTACATTACCTGATGCAGATACGCCCGTAAGGGCTACTGTAATCGACGGTGTTTGGGTTCCAACTGCACCGGACGCAGATACCCCGGTCAGGGCAACAGTAACGTCGCTTGACCCTAACGACGCATAGGGCGCTTGTGCATAGGCGGAGATACCAAACATGGTCTAAACGGCTTTTAGCCGTCTCCGCTTTAGGTTGTAGCCAGACGCAACAAGCCGGTCGTCGTCGTATTGGAGGGCATGGTCAGAGTGAACGTACCAGCCGTAATAGTCTGAGAACCGAAGGTGTGAACACTGACTGCCTTGTTGCTCTGCGTGGAGTTGTAAATCAACACCGAATCAAACGCCGTCGTTACCGTCAAAGCAGACCAAGAGAAGCTTGCTGTAGGAGTCCAGTAAGCCACGCCAGCCGTAGACGAGCTATTAGTAGCAATCGGAGCCGTACCATTGGTCACTGTGACGCCGCCAGCCGTGTAGCCTGTACCGGACGTGTTGGTCACTTCACCAGTGGTGGAGTACGCAGTGGTCGATGCATTGATGGTTGCAGAAGCAAAATACAACGCTGCCTTGAAGGTGTCTGCGGTGGTAGCTGCGCGAATAGGGGCTGTACCGAAATTGTGCGTAGCGGTCATCAGTTCCCCCATGAAGGAGGTACACATACTTTGAGTGTTTGCCACGATAGTTCCTTAAAAAGATGCTGTTTCAGCGCCCACAAAACCGGGCATTTTCTTCAGCGTTACATGCGCAGACCGGTGAACCAATTCGCCATCCAGCCAGTATTCCGTCCACGTAGTGAACTCATTGTCGTCATCAACTTCACCCGAACGCATCTCCAACAAGGAGTCGTCCATATCGCCTTTGGTCGTTGTAACAATCAATTTGAACTCCTAATAAGTGCGGTGGTGGAAGTGTTGGCGGGCATGGTGATTGTAAAGGTCGTAGTCGAGGTTTTGTCTGCCCCAAAGTCAATCACCGCAATGGATTTGTTGCTCTGCGAGGCGTTGTAAATCAAAGCACACCGGGCCGTGATTGCAGCCGTCCAAGACGTGTTAGCCCAGTTCACGTAGGCTGTGTACCCTGAAGAACTGATGGACCCGCCAGTCAGCGTATTGCCGCCTGCTGTGTAGCCGGTAGCCACCACCTCATCGGTAGTTGTATATACAGTCGTGTCCGCATTCAAGTTGGCATTGCCCGTGTACAGAGCAATCTTGATGGTATCCGTGGACAGGTCGTGGATACCCTGATACAACTCCTTCTTGAAGCTAGTGGTCTGGGTTTGAACAATACTGCTCATGTCACCGCCTGTCTAAATTGACCACTGCGGTACGCATCCTGACGCTCCATACCATCGCCCAGACGTTTAGCCAGCGCAAGAGCTTCCTTGTATTTGGCATCATACAACTGCACCAAGTCCTGTTCGCCCTTCATAAAGGTGTACGCCTCTACCAAAGAACCATACAGCAACACAGTGTCAAAGTTGTCACCCAGCCAAGTTGTGGATGCAGTCACGATGGACTCAGGGTAATAGTAGAAGTGAAGTTCTACAGAGTAGGCTGCATCGGGCGTAGGCCCAAGGATGAACGAGAGTTCAGTGCTGATGGTAGAACTAGAAACAGTCGGGCCAAACAAAGCGTAGTACTTGGGTGTTCCGGTGTCAGTCGGTGTGGGATAGGCTTCACGAATGAAGTTCACATCCTTGTTCAACAGATATGTAAACGGGCCCGCGCCGGAGTACACTGCCATCGAGTACGTAGCAAGGTAATCTGATGGGGCCGAGAGATACTTATTGCCTGAAGTAATAGTCCCCGTCATGTTTTTACGCAACGAGGGGAACTGCACCGAGTTGTAGATGCGTTGTTCCGCCTGCTCAATGAAGCGGTTAATCTGAGCCGTAGACGAGACCGTAGACGAATCCGCAAGGGTAATCGTCGGAAAGTTGTTTTCCGTGTAGGTCTGTATCGCCGATACAAGCTCAGAATAGTTCATGCCATCGGGCCTCGTGCCATCGTGCCTTTGGTAGCTGCGCCAGTGCCACGGATTTTGATACCAGTTGTTTTGATGGGCTCGTTACCAGCGGACTTGCTGATTGCGCCAATCGTAACGTCAAGCGTATCAAGTTTGCTACGGTTAGGTGGATAGCCGGGGTTTGTGCCAAACTCTTGCGGAGCCTTGGTCATTGTTTTACCATCCATAGTATGCGGAGATGCATAGGTGCTGGCGGGGCCAACTTCCTTGCCACCTTTTTTCATGCTGTATGCCATTACTTGCCCCCTTGGTTTTTAGCGCGGGACATGTTACGACCAAGACGCATACGGTCATCCGTAGTAGGCCCGCCTTTTTTCAACTTCAACGTAGTGCCCTTACCACCTTTATGTTCTTGAGCATCGTGCTGCTTGAACGCTTTCTTAATCATGGCCTTGTCTTGCGCCATATCCATCTTTGCATTTTCTTTAGCCATGATTGACTCCTATGAAACCGTTACCGTTACTGTGCCAACACTCGTGGTTCCGACCAAGTAGTTGGGTGTTAGACCCGCATCAAAATTACTAGCTCCACCAATCGGAGCCCAACCCCACTGAATGTCCCTAGACCCCCCAGCAGGATAGCCATTTATGTCTGTTCCTGAAGCTACATAAGACACATCAGGACGTGGCTCACGCACCGCTTGCGGGTCATTCACCGGATACAAACCTAATGATAGCTGAGGTTGGTCCGGGTCCCAACAAGTAGGGCAGACTTTAATCTGGAATAGCTTTGTCTTAATGACCTCTTTCCTGAGTTCACTAAGTTTGTATCGTTGCCCGCACCGGTCGCATTCTGCAATCGCGTACTTGCCAGAAGCGTATTTAGTAGCCACGCTTCACCTCAATAGAAGAGCATTCTTGGGACAAACCGGTCCGAAGCTTTCTCCCGGTCTTCTTGGGAAGCCAGCAGCCACTGCTGCTCATACTCATCCTTAAGGAACCCAACCCGTGTAGGGTCAGCGTCAGGCCGCTTAGCCGCGATGTAGAACGCCAAGCCTGCAACCATACAGGGAATCAACCGGAAGGGGATGTCTTCGACGTTCACGCCGTTCCCGGCATCCTGCAACCGGCGTAGCCGCCAGTACACAAAAGTGTAGTTGCCACCCGCATCAGGGGTAGGCCAGACGTTGATACACGGCAAGTTCTGGACGTATATAGCTGCTCCAGATGTGTGCGCCGCTGCTGTGGTTCCGTTCTGCCCACGCAGGCAGTTAATTAAGCTGTTACCGCTGACGTTGGTGTACCCGATGGTCTCCGAGTCAATCTTGATATAGCCAGTAGTGGTTAACCCTGATACGTCGCTAAGCGTGATGGTCGTATCTGTGCTGGTAATCGTGGAACTTAGGGTTACTGACGTAGCGTTAGTTTGCGCCGATTGGCGGTTTACCCATACTTGGATAGGCCGACCATTGGTCAGCTTGTTTGGAATTGTCGAGTAGGTGGACTCAGAAATGCGGGTGATGTTGATGTCCGACTGTGTACTCGGCGTGCCATTGTTCTGGCGAATAACGTGGTCTAGCAGGTCGATTGTGTCTGCCGGTAGGGGGTAGATAGCCTGACCCGTAACCATGGCGATAGCGCCTTCTTGGATGGTCCACAGGTTGATGCCTCGGTTGGCCCACTCGATCGTCAATAGGTTCAAAGACCGCCGCGCTGTACGAAACTCATAGCCCGTACGCACCTCAACACCGGCCCGCTCATAAGCCTCCTCAATCAGGTCGTTGAGGTCTAGGTTAAAAGTAGTCGTACCGGTGGTGTAAGCCATTATTTCTTCAGACCTTTAAGCGTCTGTGCCAGACGAGCGCGCTTGCCTTCAACACCGGGCTTTTTAGCCGCAGCAGCCAGCTTGCCTGCCGGTATCTTCTTGCCTGCGGGAACGCCAAGTTCCTTGTGCAACGCACCGGGTTTCTTGATTGCGCTTTGAATCCAATTTTTAGTCGCCATTATCTATACCTCGCTGTTTTGCTTGCAATGCTTTTGGGCTGGGCTACAAACTGCTTGCCTGCTGCTTTACCGGCTCGTTTGGCTTTGGTGGTTGCAGCGTACTCGGCTGGGGACAAGGACTTTATAGCAGCTTCAGGGAGGTATCGCTCACCTGTTTTTGATGACGGCTTTCCCGACTTGGTACGCCACTTCTGGTCGCCCCAATCTTTCAGGGATTGCTGCGGTGCTTTCAATCTCTGTATCCCCCACCAGCAGCCTTGTACTTCTTGGCTACAAGCTGTGCTTTACGGGCCGACCACTGCCCAGCGCCTGTGCCTTGCGTAGCCGCAGCCTTCACTTGAGACACGATACGCTTGCGCAAGCTCGGCTTGGTGTAGTTGCCAGCAGCATTGACTCCACCGCCTTCAGCGTACACGGAGACATCGTTCGGGTTGTCTTTACGGACAACCGTCTTCGCCTTCGGCATCTTCGAAGGAGCAATGTCACCCATGCCGCGCGACGGTCTCACTTTTTGCCCCTAGCCATGCCACCGCCGCACATAATCATCGTGCCGCGAGTCTTACCGCGCTGAGCAATACCATCACCACGGCTAGAAGCGCTAGAGACCGAGCCGCCTTTTTTCATAGGTACGCCTTGTTTACCTCTTTGTGCCGCATCCATATCCATGATCTTTTTGCGAATGCTGTCCATTTCGCCTTCAGACCTACTAGACATACCAGAACCGCCGGTCAAGCCTTTAAAAGCATTACCAAGCCCTTCACCAACACGGCCTACAGCATCACCAATACCACTGACTGTATTCTCAAGAAAATTACCCATGTTGTTCTCCTTAGCAGATCATGCCACGGGTCTTACCGCGCTGAGCAATGCCATCTGCACGGCTGGAGGCAGAACCACCTTTAGCCATTTTGGGAACGCCACGCATGCCTTGACCAGCACCGGCAGACTTGGTAGGGCTGGAAGGAGTGCTATCGGCAGCGTTGTATGCAGCGTCTTTCTTAGCCTGCATCTTGGCGTCCATCACTTCGTCATAGTTAGATGGTTTTTTGTCATCAGCCATGGCTAACTCCTTAGCACTTACCGCCGCGCTTCATTACGATGTCTTTGCCTTTGGTCTTGCCTTTGGAGGCAATGCCATCAGCGCTCTTGTGACCAGCAGCCAAGCCGCCACCAGCCATCTTCTTAACACCGCCACCCTTCTTCATCATGCCCATAGGGGCTGCGGGTGCTGCTGCGGCAGCGGGGGCCATAGGTGATTTTTTCTTCATCATCATAGCCATCATCTTGGGGTCCATCTTTGTAGCCATCTCACCACCTCGTTTAAATGTTTTGCCTTTATCGGCCTTGCTGAAATCTTGCCCCACAGACTGTGGGACTCCTGCTTTCTTGGCGAACGCTGGGTTGTGGGCCACCGCTTCCATGAATCTATGCTGCTTTGCGCTACTGCTTGGCATCACTTCCCCGCTTGAATAAGCTGGTCAATTTTTGCTTCAAGCTTGTTAAAGCGTTGGTCAATGTGGTCAGTAATTCGCTGAATTTCTGTTTGAGTAAC